TATATCTTACGAAAATGAGGTAAAATATGATGTAGAAACTAAACCTACAGAAAAAATACCAGCATATTCAGATGATATGCCTTATTCTGTTAAAGTTCGTAAAAGAATCCAAAAAGAAGTAGCGAAAAGAGCAGAAGCTGAACAAAGAATAGTAGATTTAGAACAAAAAATCAATTCAATGGAAAAAAGAACCTTTGATATGGCTAATAAATCACTTTCTAATCAAGCTACTGCAGTGTCAAATGAATTAAAAGCTGCAATTGAAGAAGGAAATACAGATAAACAAGTTAAATTGTATGAAAATCTTGCAGAAATTAGAAGTCAAATGACAAAAACAGAAGATTATGCTGCACGAGTGCCTAAAGCAAAGGAGAAAAAAGAAAAAGCTCCACCTTTAGCTACAGAATGGGTTAAAGAAAATTCAACATGGTTTAATAAACCTGGTTTTAGAAAAGAAACTGCAATGGCTTATGGTATTGATGCTGAATTAACTGAAGAAGGTTGGGATGTGCACGATCCTGGTTATTATGATGAAATGAATAAAAGACTAAAAGCAAGTGGTCTTGGTCATTTTAACAAATCAGAAGAAAACACTTCCAAAAAAGAACAAAATGTAGTACAAAAAACTAACAGAGTGCAATCTCCGGTTGCTGGAGTTTCTCGTAAAAAAGGAACAAGTAGTAATAGAGTTAAGCTCACAAGTGATGATCTTGCCACTGCTAAAAATTTTGGCATAGACATTAATGATGAAGCAGCACTAAAACGATTTGCTAAAGAAGTAAAAAGCTTTGGCGATCAAAATACAGGAACATAGAAAAGGAGCCTGACATGAATAAAGATAATAAAATAAACAACGAAACTAGAGCTGAAAAAGCAAAGGTTTCACAATGGCGACCTAGTAACTTATTAGAAGCGCCTGAAGCAAGACCTGGCATGAAACAAAGATGGATTGCAACTATGGTCTTAGGACAGGAAACGCCGACAAATGTAGCTAAACGGTTGAGAGAAGGTTGGCAACCTCGTGACCCTAAAACGGTTAAAGATGCACAACACTTTCCAACGATAGAACATGGCAGATTTGCGGGATGTATAGGTATAGAAGGAATGGTACTCTGTGAAATGCCAGAAGAAATGGTAAATCAACGTAATGAATATTACGCAAAAATGACTGAAAATATGATGACTTCAGTTCATCGAGATATAAATAAAATAGAGCAACCTGGACAACCCATACAAAGGTCTTATAAGAGTTCTGTTACTAGAGGCGGCTATAAAGAGTAACAAACTAACTATGGAGACAAATAACTATGGCAAACGTAGATGCACCTAACGGTTTTACACCGTTAAGACATTTAACAGGCGGTGTTATTCGTGCTAATGAATATCCAATTGCAAACAGCTATGCAGCTAATCTTGCAAGTGGTGACATTGTTGCACTTCATACCGATGGTACAGTCATCAGAGGAACGGCGGGCGGAGTAGTGCTCGGAGTTTTTTATGGTGTTGAATACATCGATAATGACACAGGTGATGTTAAATTTAGAAAAGTTTGGAACAACGGAACAACAGCAAAGGCAAATGAGCCGATTAAAGCTTATGTTTATGATGATCCAAATATAACATACAAGGTTCAATGTAATGGAACTTTCGCAAACGCAAATGTTGGCGAATTAGCAAATATTACTATTGGAACTTATAACTCAACATACGGACATTCAACTGACGAATTGGATATCTCAACTCTTGCAGCAACTGCAAAATCATTGAGAATCCTACGTTTAATTGACTATCCTAACAACGCAGTAGGCGCAGATGCCGATGTAGAAGTAGTAATCAATCTATCTCTATACGGAACTCGTCAAGCTGGTATTTAACCTATAGGAGTATAATACAATGGCTTTAAATAGAGCACTATTTACCAAACAGCTCAATCTAGGTTTAAATACCGTGTTTGGTATGGAATATGATAGGTATCCTGAACAATGGAGAGCTTTATATTCTACTGAGCAATCAATGAAAGCATTCGAAGAAGATGTACAAATGATCGGATTCGGTGCTGCACCAACAAAAGCTGAAGGTGCTATGATCAATTATGATTCTGGCAGAGAAGGCTTTGTTTCTAGATATGTGCATGAAACTGTCGCTTTAGCATTCGCAATAACTGAGGAAGCTGAAGAAGATGGCTTGTACGGTTCTCTAGGCGCTAAATACGCAAGAGCACTAGCAAGATCAATGCAACAAACTAAAGAAGTAAAAGGTGCAAATGTTTTCAATAACGCAACTGGCACATCAGTTGGTGGAGACGGAGTATCATTATTAAATGGCTCTCACCCACTAGGTGGTGGCGGTACTGCTTCTAACAAATTAGCTACAGCAGCAGATTTATCAGAAACTTCATTAGAAAGTCTTTTGATTCAAATCTCTGAAGCAGTTGATGACAGAAGTATTCCTGTTGCTTTATCTGGAAGAAAACTTGCGGTTCCACCTCAATTGGTGTTTATTGCAGAAAGAATCCTTAAGTCTAATTTAAGACCAGGAACTGCTGACAATGACATCAACGCAATGAGAAGTATGGGTATGATCCCTGAAGGTGTTGTAGTAAATCAAAGATTTACTGACCCTGATCAATACTTCATATTAACTGATTGCCCAGATGGAATGAAACACTTTGTTAGAGCACCAATCAAAAAAGCTGTAGAAGGCGATTTTGAAACTGGTAACTTGAGATACAAAGTAAGAGAAAGATATTCTTTCGGTTTCACTGACTGGAGAGGTGTATACGGTTCCGAAGGAGCTGCGTAATCACTAATCACTACTAGGCGCTTCGGCGCCTAGTAACCCAAAAGACTGCGAAAGCAGACTATTTTTAAAAGGAGGATAGACTTATGGGAAAAACAACATTTTCGGGTCCGGTACTTGCTGGTGGTATTAATGAAACTACTGGTAGCACTTTAGGAGCGAATGTAAAAAATACTGGCCATGTAACAATGGTACAGGGTAAAGATGTGGCAGTTACAGGAGCTACAGCTAATACAAATATAGCTGTTATTCCTGCTAATTCACAAATATTGTTTGTACATGTAGACGTTACAGAAGTATCTAATGATACTAATGCTGCAACTTTTTCTGTTGGTACAACTTCGAATGCTACAGCATTTACTGCTGCAGCAAATCTTAAAGCTTTAGGTAGAACTTCACAATCTGCTGCCGCTTTAGGTTTAATGGCGAATGTTGGTGCTTCAGATATTAAAGTTGTAGGTGTATTTACTGGTACTGATGGCGATGGTAATACAGGAGCTGTTACAACTTCTGTTACTTACGCACAAGATAACAGTTTACAAAGATCATTTACAATAGCATAATAATTTAGGGGGGCCTTCGGGCCTCCTTTTATTGGAGGACTATGGAATTAAATTTAGATTTTTTAAGAACACAAGGAAAAGCACTTAAAGATTTTACAAATACTGACGAAGAAGAAGATAAATCTACACAAGAATCAGTATTAGAAGCAAGTAAAATTTTAAAAACAGATAATAAAACTGAAGATGAAAAAACAGTAGATGAAGAAACTGCAGAAATAATTAAAACTAAAAAAGACGATAAAGAAAAAGATGAAGAACAATCATTAGAAGAAAAATTACAAAATATAGAAAAAGTAATAGAAACATTTAGCGGTAAAACAACTGTTGTAGATAGTGGGCAAAAAGTAGGAAAAGCTGCAGCTATTAATTTAAATCAACGACCATTAGATTTAGGTACAGCTCAAGCTAAAGCTTATCAAGCAGAATACTTAAAACCAAACACTTTACCAGATGACAGAATTGCTTTACTATACGACAACTTAAAAAAATATAATTTAATATAGGAGAAAAAATGGCAGGATCAGATATATTTGCAAATAGTGTTAATAAAGCAGGATTATCTAATACAGCTTCAAATGTTGCCACTACTGTTACTTTATTTGGAGGACCAATGAGATTAAAAGGTTTTATAATTGAACCTACTGATGTAGCTGGTACTTTAACATGGAAAGATGGTGGAACAGATGTATTTGAAATTGAAACAGGTAATGCAGCACAAGGAGCTTCAAT